ATTTCGGCAGATAATATATTAGATACATCTTCTGCTTTTACTTATTCCTTGTGGATTAATCCAAACACAATTTCAACCCTTGATTACTTAATAGGTCATCAGCAAGCAGGTAGTCCTTATGCGGGAGTTTCTTTATTGGGAAGTGGTTCGAATAAACTATTTTTATCTATATCGGGCGGAACTGCACAAGATATGACACCATCACTAACATTAGGTTCTTGGTCGCATATTGTATTGACTCACGACGGTAGTGGTAATTACACTTGTTATACTAATAACAATGGAAGTCCAATTACATATTCAGGAGCAACAAGTAATAATAGTTCTAATCCTTTTAGAATTGGATTTTCAAGCGTAGGTGGGTGGGGTTACTTTGATGGAAAAGTAGACCAAGTCAGAATATTTAACACCGAACTAAATTCAACACAAGTAGAACAATTAGCAGACGAAGAATATGGAGATGCTGAAAATTCAGTTACGGATTTCTTTGATGATGGTTCAGGTGTTGCTTTATATGAGTTAGATGAGGATGCTTTAAGCAGTAACTTCGAACAAGGTGTAGATTTTAATGGAATTGCAGCAAGTAATAGGTCTAAAATACTTACAAGTGGATTAACTACGTACAATGACTTTAGTATAAGTTTTTGGATGAATTCTGATGATTTTACTTATTATAGGATTATGATGGGAACTTCGGATAGCTATAACACTCAAGCAGGATTTGGAATAATGACAGGATTTCCAAATAACGGCGATTTAACCTTTAGAGCTTCAGCTGGTAGTGGAGGTGTGGATATAACAGCTACAGGATTAAGTGATGGTACTTGGTATCACGTTGTAATAACTCAAGATAGTTCTACTACAACCAAAAAAATATATATTAATGGAACTTTAGAGGATACAGATACAACTTCTACAATCGCAAATGGACAGGGATATTCTTTAATATTAGGTGGTTATAGTATTTATGACAATAATCCTTATGATGGAACACTTGACCAAATAAGAATATATAGTAGTGCATTAGACCAAACAGACGTAACTAATTTATATAGAGAAAATAATATACCTACAACAAACCTTGTTACCCATTACACTTTTGACAATACTTATACAGACCAAGTAGGAAGCAACAACGGAACTGCATCTAATACAACATTTGTAAACGGAGTTTATGGAGGAACACCTACAAACGTAAACTTTTTAGGTATGGCATTCCAACCTGATTTTGTTTGGATAAAGAATAGAGATTCAAGTATTGCAAATCACTATTTGATAGATTCAGTAAGAGGTATAGGCTCTTCAACATATAAGTTTATAAGTTCTGATTTGACAACTGCAGAAAATACAACAACATTAAGCCACGTAAACAGCATTGACTCAAACGGCTTTACGGTACAGTCTCTTCACGTAAGAACAAATAAAAATGGAGATGACTACGTAGCTTGGTGTTGGAAAGCAGGAGGTGCAGCAAATACTTATAATGTTTTAGAAGGTGGTACTGTAACTTCAGATTCTACTGCAAGTGGTGCAGGTATTACAGCAGGTAGCATAACAACAGGATGGGAGGTATCTGCTAATAGAGATGCAGGGTTTAGTATTGTGAAGTGGACTTCAGATGGTTTTTCAGGAATAAGAACAGTAGGAACAGGGCTTAATTCTTCACCTGAACTTATTTTAGTTAAAAATACAGATATTTCTGATAATTGGGCAGTGTATTCTACTACTTTAGGAAATAATTTATTTTTAAGATTAAATACAACCGATTCACAAATAACAGGAACGAACTATTGGTCTACAAGTGCTACAACTTTTGGTGTAAGGCAAAGTTCGTTTTTTAATAATGGAGACAAAGGAATCGCCTACTGCTTCCACTCCGTAGATGGGTATCAGAAAGTGGGGAGTTATAGCGGAAGTAGTTCAACTGTAACAGTAACAACAGGATTTGAACCAAGATTTGTAATAATAAAAAGGTATGATTCGGGAAGTGTTGCTGATTGGATTATGTATGACCAAGTAAGAAGTAGCGGTACTGATATGGATGATTATTTAGTACCAAATGATTCTATAGCGGAACAACAAAATAGTGCTATTGACATAACCGCTATCCCAACAGGTTTTACAGTAGAATCAGGAAATTGGCAAGGTATCAATACAAGCGGTGGAGAATACATCTATTTAGCAATAGCATAAAACAATGGAACAATTGAAGATATACGGATTCAACGCAATAGCATTAGCAATATCAATAACAGAGATTAATCCTTATCTTCAGACAATATCTTTACTGTTAGCAATAGGGTACACAATTATACAAATAACAAAGAAACTAAATGGCAAAAATTGATTTAGACGGAGACGGTAAAGCAGACGTATCGATTAGCGTTACGCAAATAGTAACTTTATTAGCTATGTTTGCTTCTATAGTAGGATCTTATTATACTTTAAGTGGTAAGATAGAGGCTAACCAAGTAGGAATTAAAAAGCTAAAAGAAAACGAGCAAAAGTATACATGGCATAACCAAAGAAAAACTGAGGAAGAGGTAAAAGCCCTAGAGTCTGAAATGAGGGCTTTCATGAAAGATATAGAATACCTAAGAAGAGATATAGATAATAAAAAAAGATAAATATGAATACTTTAATAATTATAATTACTATTTTAATGTTTGCTACCGCTATAATGATGGGGTTAACTGTTTACGGATTATTTACTGATAAAGACAAGGATGGTATTCCTGATGCTTTAGAAGATAAATTTAAAGAACTAAAAGAAGAAATTAGTAAACTAAAAAAATGAGGTATTTTACTCTTAGCGAGTTCGACTGCCCTTCTCTTTTGGAGTCGGGAATTAACATGGACAGAGCCTTCCTCGATAAACTTGAAGAGGCTAGAGAGTACGCGGGGATCCCTTTTAAAATTACCAGCGGATATAGAACTAAGAAGCATAACGAGGAGCTTAGAAAAAAAGGATATAAGGCCTCTGCTAATAGTTCGCACCTTATCGGAAAGGCCGCAGATATCGCAGTCGGAAGCGGAGCAGAAAGATACATTATCCTTAACGCTCTTATCAAATCAGGATTTAAACGTATTGGAATCGCTAAGACCTTTATCCATGCAGATACGGACTCTATCGATCAAGGAGGTAATAAACCTAACTCCGTCTGGACTTACTAATACTGTAGGTAGTACGATAAACCATACAAAAAGTATAAATTAAAGGATAATTGAATGAGTAAAGACGCAATTAGCGTAAAGTCTAACGGCTTAAGAAACGAATTAAAAGAGATACGCAAAAGTATCGACAAACTAACGGAAGTTTTACTTCTACAAACTAACAAACATGCGAATAACACTAATAATACTTGTAACGACTCTAGTGGGTTGTGCAAGTGCCAGAAACAAGAGACTAGCTGAATATAAAAAAATTACTAAAGATATCTGCGTAGATAACCATCACGAAGTTAAGTTAGCTCAGATACTTTATAATAAGATGCTTAAATAATGTTAAAACTACTTTTAGGACTTTTAAAAGGAGGAGACGGTAGAAAGTCGGTAGCTGGTAATTTAGCTTGGGAGATAAGAGAAGCTATAAAAGGAAAAGAGTTAGATCCTAACGAACTACTAGAGATTCAAACTAAAATAAACGAAATAGAAGCTAATCACCGCACAGTTTTTGTAGCGGGCTGGAGGCCATTTATAGGCTGGGTATGCGGGGTAGCTTTTGCGTTTCACTATATAGTAATGCCCTTACTTTTAGCTTATACTGATATAAAGCCAGTAGAATTTGATACTAATAGCTTATTTACCGTACTAATGGGTATGCTAGGACTAGGAGGTCTAAGAACTTACGAGAAGCTTAAAGGTAAGTCTAGTTAGTAATGAAGAAATTAGTTATTAACTACGAAAAGAATAAGGTCCGTAGAAAGGGAATCCATAGTAAATCTAAATCTTCCGCCTTAAAATCCTCTAAGAATTATAAGAAAAAATATAGAGGGCAGGGTAGGTAATGTTAAAAACTTAATTTAGTAACTAATTAAAAAATCCTCTACCTTTGGTGGGTGGAGGCTAATTATATATTAACCTTTAATAATTAAATAAATGAGTGAAGATATGACTATTAGAAAATTAGCTGAGAAAATAGCTAAAGACTTTCAACTATCGGTAAAAGAACGTACAGACGCTATACTAGAACTAGACGCTATAAGCTATACTAACTTAGGTATAGATTCTACTAAAACCGAAAAGACTAAAGTAAAAAATGATAGTAAGTATCTTTATAAGCTTTTAAAAGGATTTAACGAAGTAGACGGAAACTTACTACTAAACCACTTAGATAAATAATTGCTTAAACGTAAAACGATGCCTAAGACTTCTAAAAAACCTACTAGAAGTAAACTAGTTAAAAAACTAGACGTAGTATTTTCTAAATATATAAGATTAAGTAATGCAGATAGTAGAGGTTTTTGTACTTGCGTTACATGCGGTAAAAAGGGATACTGGGAGAAGGATATTATAGACGCGGGCCATTTTATTTCGAGAACTGCTATGGCTACTCGCTGGGATCCTAGAAACGTAAAACCTCAATGCCGCTACTGCAATAGATTTAAAGCAGGCCGTCAATACGAGTACTCTTTATATCTTGGCGATAACTTATCTCAAGAATTACTAGATAAGAGTAGAGAAGTAACTAAATTTACTATCGACGAACTAGAAGAAATGATTACAGAGTATTCTAGTAAGTTAAAGAGTTTTCTCTAATAATTATTTGTTTTATGCTAAAGGGGGTATGGTTTAATCTTTACCCCTTTTTTTTATTAAATTTTTTTTACTAACTTAGCATTAAATAAATTTTAAAATAATTAATTATGGACAAAACTCAAGTATTTATTATTAAGCAAAATGCTTTAACAAACGCTAACGTATTCTGGGCAAAAGACGATTCTAAAACAGAAGATAAAGTCTTAGCTACTGCTCAGCAATTCGCAGACTGGGTTCTAGGAGGAGAATTAAAAAGCTCACTACCTAAAATACCTAAACTACCAGAAGATCAAAAAGGCTGGTTAAACTTTAATACTCCCGATTATAATGAAGCTTTAGACTTAATTAAAAAGGGCTATACTGTACAAGATCTTAGAAACAAGTATAAAATTGGAACTAAAGTAGCTAATGAACTCGGCAAACTCTAAGATCGGAAAAACTTATTTTAATTACTTAAATTATAAAATAGAAATAACATGGAAAAAAAGAATACCGCAATTATCTCGGGAAGTATCGACCTTACTGCAATCGATAAAAGCAGACTTATAAATGCTAAGAACGGAAAGACCTATCTTAATTTTACCGCTATGGTCCAAGACGCTTCTTCTTACGGTAATAACGTTTGGGTTACTCAAACTATTTCAGAAGAAGAAAGAAAGAATAAGGTAAAAGCTATTACTTTAGGTAACGCAGCCGTTAAATGGATAGCAGAAGGAGGTATATGCTTAGCAGAGAGAAACGAGGTTACGAACCAAGAGCAAAACGCAGCTAGAGCTTCTAGCGATTTACCTTACTAATTAAGGGGGCTTTTAGCCCCTTTTTTTATATATTAGATATATGAAGAAAATATTAGAAGGAGAGATGCCAGAAGATTTCTGGAATTACTTAGTAAATCCTATTACTGGATATTATATAGAAAAAACAGATAAGAAAAACTTTTTAACTTTTAAAAAATATGCGAGAACTTCGCAGTCTATAAAACAATGATAGCAGAAACCAATAGAATTAAAAACCGAATCTTCGATATAAAGAATGGAAAAGTAGTCGAAGGTTTAAAGATAGGAGTACCCGATATAGACGAATACTTGCGCTATAAGCAGGGTAACTTCTCCCTCTGGATAGGGCATGCTAATGTAGGAAAAAGCTCCGTAATGATATACTTTTTAGTATTGTGGGCCAGCCTACATAAATTAAAGTTCCTAATATGGTCTAGCGAAAATACTCCAGACTCTATAGTAAGAAAGATTATAGAGTTTAAAATGGGTAAGCCTATACATACCGCTAGCGAAGAAGAGATAAATAAAACTATAGAGTGGTGTAATAGTTTTTTCAAAGTAATAGACGTAGAAGATCTCTATACTTATAAAGACCTTTTAAAAGAAGCTAGAGCTATAAAAGACGTTTGGAATTACGACGGTCTACTAATAGATCCTTATAACTCTTTAAGCGTAGATACTCAAGTAATGAGGGGAATAGGTTCGCATTTATACGATTACCAAGTAGCTTCTGAGTTTAGACTATTTGCTAAGAAAGATAATGTAACGGTATTTCTTACGGCTCATGGGGTAACTGAGGCCCTTAGAAAAATATACCCAAAAGAACATGAGTACGCTGGATTACCTCAGCCTCTAGGATTAGCTTCTGTAGAAGGAGGGGGTAAGTGGGGTAAT